TCCCTCATAGAGAAGTTCTTCCTTGTCAGTTGCTACGATAGAGAAGTCCTTTGTCGGCTCTTCGGCAACATCCTCTGCTGCTTCCGGTGCATCTACATCAACCTCCGGATCTTTGATTTCTGACACCTTGCCATCAGCAACAACAATGGTCTTGTTGTCATCTGTCTTGTAGTCTCCATCTTCTGCCGGAGTTCTGTTGCCTTCGGCATCCTCAATGTAAACCTGGTCTCCGACCTTGAGATCATCATCTCCATCCCACGCAAGTATTCCCTTGTCTGTGGTCACATTGGCGAACTCTGCAAATGCCTTGAGCAGAGCAGCCTTGAATCTGTTCAATCTACCCATTGTGAAATTTTTAGTATTGTTTAAGAATTTAGAAAATGCACCATCCAATGTGTCAACAATCTCCTCCACCTTCTCCTTGTCCTGCTCCGGCACAAGGTCAAAGACACCTTCCAGGGAGAATCCCTTGTATGAGCCATCCTTGATGGAGTTCCATACCTCATCATTGACCACATGAAATTCAGCGAAGAGAGAGCCATCTGCAATATCATCAAATCCTTCCACAGATACTCCGTTACCCTTGATGAAGTATTGCACCATCTGCACTCCTTCCACATCAGAGTCTGCCTCATGCATCAAGTTGACATCATTCTGCCTTGACTCAAGCAGATACTTCTCTGCCATGACTCTGATCTGATCAGCCTTGTAGATGATGTAATACTCTCCGAAGTTCTTATCATATCTATAGATGGGGAAGTCTGCTCTCATGACAACTCCACGCACAAGTCTCTTCTCCTCATCCTCCACCTTGTACATCTGCACCTTTCTATTGTTGTCAAATGCAAGGAAATTGCTCATCACAGCAGGATCATCCACAAGAGAAATCTTGAACATGCCGGTTGCCTCATCTGATATGATGGCATCATATACAGGGATGCCTCCTATTGTAACAATTGCCATAGTTCTTTTCGGTATATATAGAACTATGGCAAATTGTAAATGGTTAGAAGGATGACTCCTCTATCTGCACCTTAGATTGACTTCCTGCAGCCTCTATGTCGGACTGAAGGATATACACCTTTTGCGAAGATGCCATGCGATTGAGCCTTTCTTCCTCGCTTGCCGAAGTGACATTCCGGATGGTTGGTATGTTGGTGTCAATACTTGGTGCTGAAACCGATGCCGGAGCAGAGGCTGTGCCACCACCCTCGGAAGGACTATCTACATTAGTAGCCTTTATCTTGGCAATGTTGGCAACTCCCATTGCGATAACAGATGCTGCGCTTGCTGCACCCAATATCTGCCCGAATGGTGGTGGAAGAGAAGCAGATGCTTGAGTATATGCCCCTATTGCACCATTAATCATATCAATCGTAGCAGATGCAATGCGGAGAGCCTTTATCTTTTTGGCATTCTTCTTGGCATTCTCTTCATCTGACTCATACATATCAGCGATTGATGACAAGATGCTTGATGTAGCATCTGCCACACCTTGCAATGTGGCTATGGTGTTTTTACGCCTTTCTTCCTCTTTTTTATTTCCCTCCTCTCGCAATGCATCCAACTCTTCTTGCAATGCCTTTTCGTTAGCAAGTTCAAAATCTCTCTCTCGTTGCTTCGCAGCCTCTCTCTCGTTAATTCCATCTGTGATTGCTTTGAATAGAGCCTCATCCTTTTCCCTCTGCGCCTCTTCTGCTGCCAAGGCTGCAAATTGGTCATACTCTTCCTCCCCTCCATCCTCGCTGATACCATACTGCTCCTCCAGGGACATTGCATCCTTCAACTCCTTTCCTACCTCTGCAGCCTTGGCTTTCTTGGAGGCTATACCCTCAATGAATTCATCTCCTACCTTCTGCCCTGCCTCATAGTTGTTCTTTAAAGAGAATCCTTCCTTCCACGCATCTGCAATCCCCTCTCCGGCTTCCTTTGCATGTTTCTTGACATCTCCCCATTGTCCTGTAAAAACATCCTTGACAACATTGGCAATTCCCTTGAATCCGGCAATGGCAGACTTGATTGGTGTCAATAGATATTGCAAGAACACATTGCCGACTCCGGTAACTACAGAGATTAACTTGTTCATCCATCCGCTACCTCCGACAAGATTGATCAGCCAATCAACCATTTGTGCGAATCCTTGTGCTATCCATTCAAGAGTCTGCTGCAGGATGTCAAAAGCCGGTTGCAAGGAATCCATTATCTTCTTGACCGCCCCCATTGCTGTCTCATTTTCTTTCAATGAGGATGTTATCTTCATGATAATTGGAGCAAGAAGACCGATGATGCCCAAGATAGGCTGTTTCCCCACCAATTGCATAGTCTCTCCCACCTTTCCAATGGACTCCTTTGTCGCTCCCAATGTAGGTGGCAGCTGCTTCAACGTTGCTCCCCAGGCATCAAACTTGGCTACAAGACCGGAGACACCACTCTCATAGTTGCCGACATTCCTCTGAAAGTTACCCACAGAGGCATCCATATCCTTGAGTTTCTGATTGATGTCTCCAATCTGCTTGCCTAATTCATTCCTTCTCGCCTCATCATTGGTGGCTCTCCATTCTTCTTTGAGAGCAGCCATCTGATGAACAAGGGAATTATATGAGTCAGACATGCCGGATGCAGCCTTTGCCACATCTTCCATTGAGCCGGATGTCGCATACATCGCATCCTTCAAGGCATTCTGATTTTGCTTGAGTTCATTCAGTTTTTCTTGGTACTCTGTTGTACCAATTGTTAACCCATCAATATCCTTCTTCAGTACCTTGATATTATTCTTCAAATCCCCAACACTCTGAACTGCCTCTTGAGTGTTTACCTTGAAAATAAGTACGTCTTCTGTTGCTGCCATTGTCCTATCGTTTGTCCTTGTGAATAATTCTTGATGTCATTGACCTTGATAAACTCGCATTCTACCAAGTCATCTGTTGATATTGAATAATTGCTCATTGAATTCAGCACCCATACTGCATTATCAAACCAATAGAATGACCGCAACAAGTCTGCACCCTTCCTCTCAGGGAATCTTACCTTGCACTTGACTATCTTGGAATTGACATCGTATTGGTCGGTAAGCAATGATTTCCAAAATTGGGAGTAAAGACTTGAGTCCGGATATATCACAATCTCCGGATCGTAGACTTCTTTCGGTGTCGCAAAGTCAAGAGAATATGCCACCGGATTAATGCCTCTATACCTTGAGAATTCCGGCAAGTAGTTTGTTGGCTTTGCAAAGGAATCTGCCTTGCTGCATATCCTCCAGGCATTCTCTGACTTTGAGAAGTCATCTGATATGTAGAAGTTGGTCTGCATATCCCTCATTCCGTTGAAGAATACAAGGACATTAGCCATGTCAACTGACTTCTTATTGACACCCTCTCCACTATATCCGCAGATGCGCTGCATCACATCATATCCTTCATATGCCTCATTGAGAGGAATGCGAGATTGATATCCTACAGACACCATGCTCTCTCCTTTAGTGTAGCCACTAATGATTGCCGGTATCAATTCCTTTCCTGCGCTATCGTAATATCTGAAGTATTGATATCCGTTATCTCGCATCGTGACAGCACCCTTGAATTTTGATGATTGGAAAAGGTCTTCTGTCTCCTTGCTGAATGGATATCCGGTGTCAAGTTTCAACTCCCCATACTCCCTCTCATGAGCCTTAAGGTATAATTCTGCCAAATAGGTCTTCTCTTGTGGCAACATGAGCCTATGCCATTTCTTTGAGAACACCAATGGCTGAGTTGTTATGGATTGTCTATCTATGAAGGAAGATATGTCTTGGATTGAGCCATCATAGAAGTTATTGCGAGTAGATATTATCAACTCCGTATCACGCACCTGGAGCTGTAGTCCATACAACTTGCAATATGACAATAGGAATGTTGCCGGAGAAGGAGTGCGTGACAGCATCAAGTCCTTTGTGACAGCAGTTCCTGCATCTATTGATGTCGGCTGATACAATGACACCTTGCCACCGATACTCTTGACATGCAATTCTCCTTCATATTGAATAGGAGCAGTACCATTCCATTGCTCAGTCTGATATAACCGGAATATATTATATCCCAGGTTATCTTCATCTGTTGCAACACACCAACTGATTTCTATGCTAACCCTTGAAGATGCAAGAACATTGAGCCTTTCAAAGTCAAATATTGCAGATTGCAACAAGAGATTTCCTGCCCATACAATCTCTCCTTCTCCGAATGCACTCAATACATTCTCCACTCTTTCATCATACCCTTCGTAGGCTGTAGCACCCCACAAGAAGACAGGAGACTGACCTATTACTTCATTATCCCTCCTCACTTGTGCTTGCATGCCTATTATAGTGCCTCTCCATTTCCTTTGGCTCTCATCGTAATAGGACAGATACCCTTCAATTTCTTCTTTGAATCCGAACACAACAGATCCATTGATGTAACAAGACTCATCATATGGAGAGAAGTCCATATATCCATTTACAGACTTGATTTCTCCGCCGGACACATTGACTCTTAACGCATCAGGTACACCCTCTATAATAGAATAACTCTCGGTATCCTCAATGTCGCTTGTGCTGCCAATCTCCTTGTCTCCTTCCTCCTGATCTTCCGTTAAGTCAGAGAACATGGGGAGAGTAAACCACGCATCCATGTAATGAGGATTTCCCTCTGTGAAGAATGCAGAGTCCAATTGAAGAGAATATCCTTGAGTTCGCATCCATCTTTCCAATGCATGGAAGAATCCCCTTATTGAGATAGCCGGTCTTTGGAACTGACACCTCAAGTCCCTTGTCTCCCATTCGGTGTGATTCCTGGGCAGTTCAACCAATGAATCATTGTCATCTTGCAAGTATGCCTTATTCGCATTGAATTTCTCCGGCACACCGGTAGTGATTGGCACGAAGTTGACAACATCCCACAGAGATGTGGTCTCCTTCAAGTCCTCTTGCAGTCTCTGCCATGCAGCATAGACATTGTCTTTGTTCAAGGCAAAAAGGAAATTGACATCATAGTCAAGGTCTGCAAGACTCCTCTCCTCTCCATTCTCATTGTATGATAACTCATACAGAAGCCTTCCCAATTCCCCATAGAGAGTGATATCATAGATAACCTCCTCTCCTTCCCTCACTATATTATTCAACTTCATGTATCCGCTTTCAAGCAGATTGTTTAAGTCATCATATATCTTGAATGGAACTTTGACAAGAGGATTGAACTTACCTTCTTCCGCATCAACCACCTTGTCCAATTGATAGTAATGTCCGAATATCTTGTTGTTGATATCCGTACCTTTCAACTTGATGGTCTTCGTGAAGGGATTACGGACAATCGTAGGATTGCTCAAGTCCTCCATCATGTAATTGAACAAGATGAAGGAATTGTCATCAAGGTCAACCTTGATGTCTGCTATGTATAGACTGATCTTCTCCATTATCTTCTTCTCATTGATTGAGCAATGCTTACCTCTATTGTGTAATTGACAAGTTTACCACCTTCGCCCTTGTAGGTCTTGTATGGTGTTGATGAGTTTTCCAGGACTACCGGAAGAATCTCATCCTTGCTCAAGTCATGCAGATAGACCTCGGTGGAGTTCAGCAGATGATGCATCCTTAATGACTGCTCATCAGATAGCCATGATGTGTGCATAGTTATCATCTTATGAATCTCATTCAGATAATTGCTCTTCTGCCTATTGTATGCACCCTCCTTATTCATGACATGCCTTGTCACATTATCCTGCTCGGAAGATGCTCCCTCAATGAGAAGAGAATCCCAACCACCATAAGCATTCAGGTAGTAAAGAACATATCTTGCACAGCTGCGAATCACTCTATACTCATTGCCATTGACAACTATCTTGTCCACATCATCCCACTCAATGGAGAATACAGCAGTACCACTTCCTGCGGATCTGACTGACTTGGAAAAGTCAATGTTGAAGTCTTCATTGAAGTCCGCAGATATCTCCACCGGTATGAATACCTTCATTGTCCTCCCATCATGGAAGAATACTTCTGCCTCTACCTCTGCCACATTCAGAGCAGTCCATAAGAGCCATTGCCTTGCATCCACATGTCCATTGATAGGAGCAGCAAGACCATCCCTCTCTGCATCATGGCTCGCATCGTATGACCAATCGTTTACAAATGTTACCCTTGCAACCTCGGTATATATTCCGGCATTGCTGATAGTTTGTACTACGAATTCAACCGGCATGTCCTGCCTATCAAATCCATCTGCCAATGATGGGAAGGTGTTGACCAACCAATCTGCACAGATATCGTTGATGCAGATAGTAATGGATGATTCTCCTGGCTTCTTCCATGCCTTGCCATGATATATTGATGTGATAGAGCCATCCTTGCTGTAGCAGATGACATATTCTTGCGACTGCGCTGTTCCAAGGTTGACAATGTAATTCTTCCAAATAGGATGTATCATAACTTCTGCTTTTAGGAAGATATAAAAAAGGGATGCCTTGTAAATGAGCATCCCATATCCTATAGTGGCAGAGCCAATGTCTTTCTCACATACTTGCCTATATCATTGGCAAGAGCAGCAGAGAGTCTGTCATGGTATATCCTATTGAGTTCCTCTTGAGTTGTCTTCAAGGCAGGGAATGGCTCAATGCCTTCTTCCTTTATCTTGCGACCTATGAGGAATGCAAGTTGATTAGGAGTCGGTATCTTGCCATTCCCATCCGGTCTTGGAATGATAGGCTTGACCGATATCCATTGCAGGATAGCACCCACTGGAGGAAACTTGCCAGGCTTCCTTCCCTCCTCAATATACTTCCAATAATGCTGAAGATTAAGATAGATTTCAAATGCTTGCCCATTGACCACCACCTTGCTTGTTACACTATCAGCCAACTTCCTTGATGCATTCTTGCCACCAAGGGAGATCTGATACTTGTAGACTTCTTCAGCCTCCTTCGCATAGTCCTGCAGCACCTTCTGCAGTTCATCCAAGTTTATCAATTCATCTGCCATATCAATGATTCCTTTTCCATTTCTCAATCTCTGCCTTCTCTCTATCTGACTTATCCTTCCTATATGAGAGGATATTCAAGAACTCAAGAGCTGTCATCTCCCATACTGCATCCCATGAGCATCGGCAAGTCTCGGAGACTGCATCTACGCATGCAATCCATCCCCATTTCTCATCAAAAGAAGATCCTCCTGTTTCTGAATCTCCCTCAAGGTCTGCATCCTCTTCTCCTTGTCCGGAATCTTCATTGCCTCCTCCCTGCAGAAGGTTAACGAATCCTTGATTAATTGTCGATACTGAACGAAAAAAAAAGCGAACAATGTGAGTGCCTCTGCCACAGACATCTCCTCTCTGATAGCCTTCTGCACCTCAATCACATCATATCCCTGGTTGTACTTGCAGCCTTTCGGAACGAGCATGGTGGAGAGCAGTTCAACCACTCTCTTCTCTCCCTCCTTGGAGAAGGTCTGAAAGTCTATGTATTGAGCTGTAGTAATCTTGCGGAAGTCCTCTACCGGTATCAGAGTGAATGTCCCTACCTTGTAGGACTTTGCCATCAAGATTTCTCCATCATAAGGCTTGCGGAGATAGTTACTCTTCGCTGCAAGCACCTTGTAATCTTCAAGAGGAAGGATGTATATGTCTTCCTCTGCTGCTCCGGTCAGCAATGACAGAATCTGCACTTGCTTGTGCAACTCCTCAATGTCTTCTCTGCGGTCAATCTCGCAGATGTCAAGATACATTCCGATTGGAAGGTCTCTGTAGTTGTCAATGATTTTCATATTATCTAATTCTTACATAGTATTGTCCTTGTCCTGCATTTCTTCCATACTTGCTCCATACAGCATAACGGAGAGCATCAAGGAGATGGTTGAACTTGTCTATTGGCTGATTCAAAAGGTTGCCATCCTTGTCCTTTGCCCAGGTATAGTTGCGAAGTTCCTCAATGAGATTGAGAGAGTCCTTGGTCACGAAGATCTTCCATCCTTGCATCCATTGTAGTTGGAATTTCAGTTTGTCAGACTTGACCGGAGCATCCTTGTCGCAAGCAATGACTCTGAAGCCTCCATCCTGAATGTCCTTGATTGACTTTGGCTCTGCACAATCGGCAAAGATTTCAATGTGGCTTCCTACACCCTCACTCCTCAAGTCATCAACAATATGCTTGTTCTGCATGTGAGTCTTGTAGCACTTCTCCTGGACATACAGATGCTTTCTCTTGTGGTCAACAAGAATCTTGACTCTTGCTGTAGGATCGTTTGTGAATCCAAAGTCAAGACCATGAATCTCTGTGAGAGAGTCCGCATATTTCTCCTCATCTGTCTTCTCTGACTCCGGCTTGTCCACTCCCTTTGGAGGCAACTCATCAATCAGTTCAAAGTTGTAAATAAGACCTTCAAGAGTTCCCTCAAGTCCACATCCGTAAACCTTCCACCAATTCTCATCATCCTTGTTGGACTCAATCTCCAGGATCTGCTCCGGAGAAAGGAATGGATTGTCCTTGTAGGTTGACCG